ATGTCAGAACCAATCTCTTGTATTGTATCTGCACTCAAGCAACCAAGGTCTTCTGTAACTGCACTAAGAGTATAATCAGCAGAACTACTACCTGTTAGCCTCATAATTTTATCACGACAAAATATAATTAATGCATCACGATAAACTTTAAGACCCGTAATTTCTGAGTTAAGACCAATACTACCCGCACCGTTAGCAGGGTCAAAGTCTGTGTCTGAGTATGGTGCTGTAAAAATTAATTCAGTACCCTTACCAAAAAACAATGTACTTTTAAACAACTCTACTGTACTTGCGCCATTTACTGCAGACTGACCTGTACCACTTCCTGTTATATAAGACATAGTTTGTGAACTATCAGTGTAATACGCAGGGTAATTTAAACCATCTACAAATACAATTTTTAATGAATTATTAAAATTATAACTTACATGTCTTGCTCTAGTAAATCCAACACTACTTGCAGTTACAAGAGAAGACCAAGCAGGTGTAGCATCTGTTGTATTAATTAAATAATACACACCACTACGTGCAGCAATAAATCTTTCTTCATCTTCATTTTCAACTATAGCTAATGCTTGAGTTACTCCACTACCAGTTAACTGTGCATCGTCTAGTTTAGTATACCCTGCTACTTTACGATAGCCGCCATCAAGGGAGGGTTCAAAGTTTTGCAGAATAAATGCAGAACCTACAGCATTAATACCCTGTTGCAACGGGCTAATATTAGTAACCAAACCACCCGTAAATTGTACAGGAAAGGTGGACCAAGCTGTAGTCATGTTTTATACTTTCTATAAACCAAACGTATTTGGATTGCTATATTTTACTGTAGAGCGCACATATTCATATGTATTTATGTGTAAAGTACGTAAATACTTTATACCTTGTTCAAATTTTTGTTGAGACAATTGGGCGGATTGATTATCACCTCTAAATTGATATGCATAATACATAGCACCATCAGTAATTACATGTTTAAATTCCAGTGGTACTGTAGGCACGTCATCATATAATTCTAATTCTACAGGATTACGATAATATTCATATATTAATTCGTATGCTTTGTCAGGCGTAGGAAATATAATAAATTCTTGACTGGGTGTTCTGGACACATAGCTTGGTTTACCACGTATACCTGTATCACTATTGTATTCATAGTCAGAATATTTGTCAAGATATTCTTGATAAGTCATACTTTGTAATTTTGTAGTTGCAACATTTAAAGTACTGTTTCGTTTAATACGAAAACTATTCATATCAATTGTTTTAGCATCGTAAGGATAACCGTAACGTGTAACACCTGCAGTTAATACATCTTCTTCTTCAACATGGTTCCAAGGCCAATTAAATTCTTCGTGATTAATATGACGAATAGAAGAATTAACTGCGTCTTTAACTGTATTATAATAACCTGTAGCTGTAGCAAAATTAGAACTAGTAAGCTCTACTTCATTAAGCCTACGATTTACTTCATTTACAAGTCCAAGAAAATTATATGCCATTATTTTTCCCTTACACGTAGGAATATAGTACGTTCAAATACTAAACCATCAGAGGTTGTTATTGCACAATATATTTTATATTTAATATTATCTGTGCCTAAACTTAAACGTGCTGTTGCAACTGTATTAGTACTTGTACTAGATACTAATTGTAAACCATAAACAACAGGACCGCTTGCAACCAATTCTGTTTTAACACCATCTGCATCATCTACGTACCATGTAACTGAGTTAATAGTTGCGGGTGTAATAAAACGTGACCAATCAACACTGTAATCAGTTATTTCATCTGGATCTTTATTGGGCCATTTTAATGACATTTTGTATTCCTATTATGCTGCACGTACATATGACGTATTTGTATTTGAAGATGCTGGTCCAACATATACAGTTCTTGCTGCACTATTTACATATGAAGTGTTTGTATTTGAAGATGCTGGCCCAACATAAACAGTTCTTGCTGCACTATTCACATATGAAGTGTTTGTATTTGAAGATGCCAATCCAATATAAACAGTTCTTGCTTTACTGTAATTATCTTTAATTGACTCATAGTCAAACTGTACTGTATTAATTATTGCATTACCTACAGTAAACGTACCCTGTACTCCTGTTGGTATTACTACAGCTTCACAAACTAATGTTACACTACCATTTAATGCTGTTGTACCACTTACACCTTTACCTGATAAACTTACATTAGCATCTGCATCAATAACAACTTCATCACCATCTACCAAGATAGAGTCAGTGATAATGTCACCTTCTACACCCGTAGGTACAACAACAGACTTTGCTACTATTGTGACATTGTTTGTTGCACTTGTACCTGCTACACCTACTACGGCAAAAGTAGCTTCAGCATCTACGACAATCTCGTCGCCTGTTACCAGAGGATCATCTGTAATAATGGTGCCTTCAACACCTGTTGGTACTACAACAGCTTTAGCTACAACAGTAAGAGTACCTATTGCACCTGTACCTGCTACACTACTTAGTGTAAATGTTACACCTGTACCGCCTGTAGCTGTGACTGTGTTTGCTGTACCTGTAGCCTGTACTCCTGTGGGTGCTACTACTGCTTTAGATACAATAGTGAGAGTGCCTATTGCACTAGTAGCTTGTACACCTGTTTGCGTAACAGTAACAATAGAACGTACATCAAAACCACTGCCACTTATACCGCCTGTACCTTGTACACCAGTAAGGGCAACAGTTAAATTGGCCTGTTCATAGCTTTCACCAAAGGTAGCTACGGAGAAAGGATTCTGTGAAAAGGCCATAAGTTACTCCTTATGCAGCAGCTTCTTCTTGGTTAAGAGACTGCTTTAACATTGCCATAAATGCGTCACGTCCTACAGATAGTTGATCCAAGTTAAAACGTGCAGAACCAATCTTCTGTTCTAATGAAGTAATGTGATTAATCATTACTTTCTGTTCGTCTGTAAGTTGATCTTCTGTGTATTCTTTGTCGTCTATTTTAATAACATTAGCCTTTTTTTCTTCAGCCATTGTTTTTCTCCTTTAGTTAATTTTATGCAGCAGCATCAACGGATAGCACACCGTACCATGTTGTTCCGCCATCTCTTGTCCAGAAAACGTAAATGTCAGTCTCACCCACCGCTGGTGCATCAGGCGCAGTGCCACCTGCCCAATCTACTGATGTAGGCCATGTGACTGTGTAGGCTGTTGTTGCGTTACCTGTTAGCTGTAGGATAAAGCCGTTGCTGTAGCCACTATCTGCTCCACTAAATGTAAATGTAGTGTTTCCTGTCATTGTCAGGCTAAATGCACCAGCATTGTCTATGTTACATGTTGGTGTTGTACCTGATAATGCATCGTAATCTTCTGCTACTGAATCTGCTGTAAAAACACCTGTGACAGAGGCACCCGTGCTGGTTGTTTGGAGCTTAGAAGTACCTTGATAGTATATATCTGTCTGCCCATTAAATATACCACGCATCCACCATTGATTGTTCGCATCATTATATAGACCAGCATAAGTTGCGCTGTCTGTCATCCAAACAGCAACACCACCAATGCTATAGCCTTCGTAACCACTATGCGCACCGCCATCAATCTGGATAGAGCCAAAGGTACCAGTGACAGGTTGGAAGTAGCCGTTGCCTGTGTCGCCTAGACGTACACCTGTGGTGTCAATAGTAACTTCAGCGGAACCGCCTGCATTTAGAGTTATGGTGTCTGTGCCAAATGTTATGTTTGTATCATCATCATCATCATGTATAATTTGATTTGGCACATAAATAGAGTTTCCAACTTCTAAGTTGTTACTCATTATCGTGCGGCTCGTTGAGATATACATTGAGCTAATAGCACTCACTTGCCCTGCCGTAACAACAGTAAAAGTGTTTGACCCAGAGTTTACAATGCGCCCGTTAAAATATGCTCCTGTAGTTTCATAGTATAGGTCAGGGTTTGTAAGCTCTAAAGCAACGTAACTTAAAGAAGAATATGTAAGTGTCACCAATCTCGCTGAAGGTTGACCAGCCCCTGCAAGGCTGTGGCCCGTCAAACTACCAATGGGTGTTGTACTGGAACCAGAACTTACAAT